AACGTCCATGACGGCTAGCGCCTCCGGACGGACAACCTTCGCGCCGTACAGGTAGAGACCCTTGATCGCGTCGCTGAAGGAGTTCTGCGGGCGGTAAGCCTCAACCTTGTTGATCTGCTCGGCGAACGTGGTGGCCATCGAGTGCCCGGCAACCACAAAGTTGGAAACCTCACCAGCAGTACCGGCAGTACCCTGCGGCAGGTTCAGGCTGATGATCACCTGGAACCCGAGGATCCGGCCAACCTCACCATTCATAATGGGGGTGTTGGAACCGTACGCCGCAGCGTCAAGGAACCGGTTGTCCTGTAGTAGCAGCGCGTGGAACTCAGGCGAGATAACCAGGAATCGCCCAACGGACGGCACCTTGGCCTTATCAAGCTTGACCTTGAGCGCAAGAACAATCTTGTACGCTGCGTCAGCGGTAGCCGCGTCGCCAGCGGTAAGAACGTTGCCCGCACCCGTGGTCATGAGACCGGCCAGGAAGTTATCAGCGCCATCGGCCAGCGCAAACGCAGACTCGTCGGCAGCCTTATTGAGTAGCTGCCCGGAGTCCTTGACCTGACGCGCGTCGACGTCGTCAACCTCGAACGCGAAATACTTGGACTGGTCGATAACTAGCGTCTGGTCAGTCGTCGCAAGCGTGGCCGGGTCAATGGCCGTAACGTTCTTGACGTAGTTGGCAATCGCCGGACGGGCCAGCGTGCCGATGTGAACGGTGTCACCGGACTGAGCGATATCGCCCTCATAGTCTCGGTTGATCAGGCCGCCCTGTGCGAACACCTGCGCACCGCGTAGGGCAACGAATAGATCCGCAGCCCAAACCTTAGGGATGAACGTGTCAACAGCCATTAACGCTCCATAGTGTGAGTGGTTACTTAGTGATGCCGAGGATCTTGTTTAGGCGACCCTCGCGCTTGGCCTTACTGATCTGCTCCGGGCTCATCCGGTCTAGGTCAGACTTTGTGAGCTGAGTCGGTCCAGTCGCCTTGCGCGCTGCACCACCGTCACCCGTCCCCTGGAACCTCTTGGCCGTTGCGGCAGCAAGGTGGGGCTTACGGGTTAGAAGCTTCTGAATCTCATCCGCGATTTCGTCGGCGTCAACGTCACCGTTTTCGTCAACCTCGAACACGTCGAGATCCAGGTTTAGAAGCGCGTCGGAAACGTCAGCGAACTTGCCAGCGGCAGCAGCCTTAATCTCCGAACGCAGAATGCGAGCATTGGCCTTAGCCATCGCCTCGCTAGCCGCCTGAGACTTGATTGCCTCAAGGTCGGGGGTTTCATCAGCGGCAGGCTTCGCACCCTCAGCGATCTGCGCCTCAAGCGCACGCCGCTGGTCTCGCTCGGCCTTCCACTTAGCCTTCATCGAATCAAGAGCACGCTTACCGGCATCCCCCAGAGATTCGGCGCCCTCCGGAGTGGCGTCGCTGTCAGGGGTTTCGTCGGTCGTGGTCTCGTCAACCGTGATCGTCTCGTCAGCGTGGCTGTCGTCCGTGGTCACGTCGGTGTTTTCGGGCATGCTAAAGCGACTCCATTGCGGGGTGGGTTGTTGGTCCGGGCGTTGCGCCCTAGACGATGTATCCGTGTTTCTTCAGTAGCCGGATCGCGTGCGCGCGGTCATCGGCCAAATCCAAAATCTCTTCCGGCATAAGCCGGGGCGTACGGGATTGCACGTAACGCTGCCCGGGGACCTTGCCAAACTCCTGTAGGCGCCTGCCTGCGATACCGCGTCGCGTAATGCCCTCGGTCGTGGCCTGAACCTTGCGTCCATACGCCGTAGCCGTGCCCATGCCACGCCGCGCGTTCACCACCTGGCCCATGTCGGCACCCTCGGCCAGCGCCTTAACGCCAGCCTCGCCGAACGTTGCCCGCTGCTGCTCCGGTGACATTGCGTCATAGAGCGACTTGGGCGAATCAGGGCGGGGGGTGTGGTGCTTTGTGACCGGCTCCATCGTGCAGTCACAGCGCGGGTGCCGCTTGAATCCGGTACTGATGCCGTACTCATTACCGGCCAGCAGGATGCAGCGCGAGCACGCGGGCGACTCGACCACGCGAATATAGGACGTGACAGCCGGTCGAGCGGCCATAGCCACCAAGTCAGCTTGTCGCCCCGCATCGGCCACCTGCGTACGCGCAAGCAGGTCCAGGAACGCGCGCCCAACGGCCAGCGATTGAATCAGCGGACTGCCCGACGTGATCGCCGCAATGGTGTTCCACGCCGGGTACATCAACAGGTTCGCAAGCGGGCGACCGTCAGCGGCAATACCGGCCAGCGCACTAGGTGCCACCCGCCCCGCCGCGTCAATGTCGCCCAGCAACCGAGACAGAAACGGGTCACTGCCCCGCGCTGCCTCAAGCTGCCCGTTGGATATCAGGCCCGCAACGGCGGGAACCATGCGCACCCAAGACGCAACGATGTCGTTCGGATCCACGCGAGACCAGAATGCGCCGACGACCGTAGCCACCTGACTAGCAAGCGCGCCGCGTGCAACCTGATGCGCTGTGGCTAGTTCGGTGGCTGGCATCACATACTCATTTCAGTAGGTCCAGGGTTGGCCGGACCGGGGCCAGCGTTAGCCATCAGCGCTGTCGCCGCCGCAATGGGATCCAGTTGTGCCTCCCGCTCCTTCATCTTGAGCATGTCCACGATCTCAGTCGGGGTTAGCCCATACTTGAGCGCGATCCACTCGAAGGGGAATCCGATCTGCTTGAGCTTGAGCAGCGCATCGGCGAGCTGTGAATGGCTCCGCGATTCGGCGTCGGCCCAGAGAACGCGACCACCAGCGATTGCGTCTGCCTTAGCAGTGTTGCCCTGCGCAAGCGCCACCAGGCGGAACATTTCACGTAGTGCCTGACCGAACCAAATTTGCTTCTCTTCAACCCGCTTGACTAGACCAGTCTCAGCGGCCAACAGCGCATCACCGCTGATGTTCGTCATCTTGCCGGACAGGTAATGCTGAGGCGTACGTGTCTGCGCGGCAATGTGGCCTACGGCAACTTCAATGATGTTGCTGTACGCCTCAAGGTTCGCCGCTGTCCACTCGGTCACCTTCACGTCATCACCGGTGAAGAACATCACTCGGTCAACGGCGAAGCGCTCAAGGTCGACCGGGCGCGAACCAACGATCTGGCCGGTCTCGTCGAGTATCGGGACTTCTGGAACCTCCGCGCCCAGCACGATTCGCTGCGGGAACGACGCGTAATCAGCAGCGGTGAATAGCTGCGCCCACAGCAGGTTTACCGCATCCTGCATTGCGACCACGCCGGACACATCCGAAATGGGATCCTCGGCCAGCATGGGCCGGTTGGGCAGCTCCACCATCGGGACAATGCCCATAGGGTTTGGCTGCGGGTTGGGCTCATCACCCGTGTCGCGCAGTTCCCACGTCTTGAATTCCTCGGCGACCATCTTCATTTGAGTGGTCGTCCCACCGATGGTGCTAGTGGTTGCCTGCGTGAACTTCCAAACCTCATCCGGTAGATACAGGGTTGCGTGAGTCTCGTTACCGTCTTCCCACAGCTTCAGTGCCGCACGCCTGCGCCGACGACTACCGGGCGCGTACGCGATGATGCAATGCGAAGCATCCTCGAAGGTGACTTCCGGCGTCTCCTCATCCTCCGGGTTACCCCACACCAGGACGAACGACCGGCCAGCATTCACAGCGCCAAGGAAACCAAGCTGCGAGTCAGCGTCTAGCCCGTTCATCTGCCAGACACGCCATGACTCGTCATCGGCTTCAGTGGATCCCGCAGGCTGGATGCCGTTAACGGTCAGACGTTCAACCGGCGAATCCGACGTGACCTGTACCCAGTTGTCAGAGAAATCGCGGTAACGGTCACCGTGAAACTTGGCGAATTGCTCAGACGCGAACGTGAGCTTTTGCGCGCCCCGGTAATAGTCCGTGTTTCGCGTAATGGCCGGGCGCCGGTTCAGTAGCTCACTTTCCAGCGCCCCGACTAGTGCACGTGCCTGCTCAAGGGTGGCCACAATCCTCCTTATGTGGCCACCACTCACGCGGCCATATACAACGGTTTCTTCTTTAGGAGACCAGCGGCAACAGCATCCGAACGCGCTTCATGCGCTAGGACACTGACCACGGCTAGGTCAATCTTTCGGCGGTGCTCCGGCTTAGTCAGCACGTAGCGATCAGACGGGCGGGCAGCCATACGCGCGTTGAACATGTGCCGCTGTGTCAGCTCACACCCGTCGTGCGTGAAGTTGGAATCCTGCTTGATGACGTCCGTCTTGATGCGCTCCGCCGCTGCATGCATCTGAACCGGTCGGCGCGTATGCCAGCGAATAACGCGACGCTCGCCGTACCGCTCCGCCCACTGGTCAACTTCCGTTTCCCAATACGGCGGATCGCAATACATCAGCTTGACGTCATACTTGGCGAACAGCTCGCTAACAGCGGCGTCGACTTCCAGACGCGGAACCTGCCCGCCCCACTCCGCCGGATCCCAGACCGTAAGCCGGTCACTCGGCCCGTAATGCGGAGTGAACTGGAAACCGTCCATCGTCTCAGCGCGTATGCCCGTCCAGTCGTCAGAGTCCGAACCATCGAACCCGAGGACAATCGGAACCCGCATAAGCTTGTATGTCGATGGCTTGGGCAACTCGCGGTCGACCGCACGGGATA